GTGGATTGCAGCGCGGAAACCTTGTCGTGATTGGTGCGCGGCCATCAATGGGTAAATCAGCAATTGCCCTATCTATTGGCCTGCATGTTGCCCAGCAGTATCACGTTGGATTTATCAGCATGGAAATGTCTGTCAGTGACTTGATGGACAGGCAGGCGGCGATTCTTGGTGAGCTTTCAATCTCTTTTATCAAGCGCCCATCTAAAGGGCTTGATTATTCGCGGCTTGTCACCGCTGTGGAGGCTGCTAAGCACCTCAAGTTCCGCATATCCGACAAATCAGGCTTGAACATTCTGCAAGTCAGATCAAAGGCCCGCGCATTGAAACGCCGCTTTGGGTTGGATGTGCTGGTGGTGGATTACATCGGCTTGATGAGTGGCACTGATCCAAGGATGCCACGGGCATATCAGATTGAGGAAATCAGCCGGGGCTTGAAGTCTCTCGCCAAAGAGCTAGACATTGTGGTGATTTGCCTGTCTCAGCTTAACCGTGGATCAGTTGAAAAGGCTGGGCAAATACCTGGGCTGGCTGACTTCAGGGATTCAGGCGCAATTGAACAGGATGCAGACGTTGCCAGCGTCATTCACCGGGAAATCATGGCTAACCCTGCTGCCGGGTCTGATTGGGCTAATTACGGGTTGATGCGTATCTGCAAAAACAGGCAAGGACGTTGCGGTGACGTTCATTTGTACTACGCGGGTGAGCAAACAAAGTTCAGTGCATGGCATGGGCAAGTTCCTACAAAAGAAACAGCTTCACGGGGTAAGGGTTTTAACGCATGAATAACTTTGACGCAATCGCCAGCTTTTACAAACTGGTGCACAGGCCAATCATGGACGCCAAAAAGAACGAATGGGGCATTGATCCCTACGAATGGGATCAGGGGTTGATTCAGATGACGCCAATCGAGTCATGGTTTTGGCATGACATCCGGGCGGTTGATGCCGTGTTTTACCCGCAATACCCGGTTGCAGGTTTCTTTGTTGACTTTGCCAATCCACGGGCCAAGGTTGCTATTGAGTGTGACGGTGCTGAGTTCCACCAGGACAAAGCAAAGGATGCAGCCAGAGACAAGAGGCTGACGGATGCCGGGTGGACTGTTTACCGAATCAGAGGCAAAGACTGCCGTGATGGCGTCGGCTCAGATTCCGGCAGCGTAGCCAGAGCATTCATTTCAAGCATTGCAAATAACCACGGCCTGCGTCGTGATTGATCTGCGCGAGCAACTCATAACCCACATCCTAAAAATGAAACAACTAGACGAAGCATACGCCCGCGCGGCCCTCGCGTACTACAACACGCTATTACCCGACATGAAGCTCAATGATGGCGTGCGGGATGCGCTCAAGGGGGTGAAATGAGGAAGTGCAAGGTATGCCGCACCGCCTACACACCCACAAAGCCCATGCAGACGGTATGCAGCCACGAATGCGCCATGAGCCTTGCTGTCAGCGTTCGCGGCAAGGCGGCAAAGGTTGCCCAGGTGCAAGAGCGCAAGGCTGATGCGGTTAAGCGGGACAAGCTGAAAAGCAAAGCAGCGCACGCAAAAGAGGCCCAACAAGCCTTCAATGCTTTCATTCGTGAGCGTGATGCAGATCAGCCGTGCATCAGTTGCGGGCGCTGGCACACCGGCCAATATCACGCAGGCCACTACCTTTCAGTTGGCGCACGGCCTGAACTGCGGTTTACAGAGAGCAATGTGCATAAACAGTGCGCACCCTGTAACACGCACCTATCGGGCAACGCTGTGCTGTTTCGCCGTGGGCTGGTGGCAAAGCTGGGGCTAGAGCTTGTGGAGTGGCTGGAAGGCCCGCATGAGCCACGCAGGGACACAGTGGACAGCCTCAAGGCCATCAAAGCGCACTACACAGTAGAGACAAAACACCTTAAGGAGACGCGGGAATGAAAACACTAGACACATCAGGCGGCTTTGCCCGGACAAATGCCAATGAAACGCAAGTGGCTGGCACGCACTACAAGTCGCAAGCCATCCAGACTTGGGACTACATCACAAGCAACAACATCGGCTTCATGGAGGGCAACGCTATCAAGTACCTGAGTCGGTGGAAACAGAAAGGCGGGGTGAATGATTTGCTCAAGGCTCAGCACTACATCCAAAAGCTGATTGAGATTGAAGCGAAGAAAGACGATCTCAAATGAAGAAGGTTTACATCATGGCGCACGACATGGCCCGCAAGTTGGCCCGCCAAGCTGTCCAGGACGCACCAGAAGGCTATGCGGTGACTATCAGCGAACCAACCCGCAACCTGGAGCAAAACTCGGCACAGTGGCCCATCCTGCAAGCCTTTGCAGACCAGCTTCAGTGGCCCGTGAATGGAAAGATGGAATGGATTACGCCGGAGGAATTCAAGGACGTGCTTACCTGCGCTTTCAGGCGTGAGTCTGTGCGTGTCGCTATGGGCATGGATGGCGGCATGGTTATGTTGGGCAGTCGCACAAGCAAGTTCAGCAAGGCTCAGTTTGGCGAGTGGTTGGAGTTTCTGCACGCTACCGCAGCGGATCGCGGCATTGATTTGCAATATACGGAGCACGCATGATCTACAACCACCACAACAGCCTAGGCGCATCCGTCCACGATGTTGACACCCTTGAGCGATTACATGGCGTGATCAGTGTAGATGACCGTGAAGGCATCGTTACGCGCCATGTGTGGCCTGTTCGGCTTGATCACACGGGCGAAGTAGATCGCTACGAGACGCGCTATCAAAGCATCTATCCAATATTCGGCGGCTCACATGTGCCGGTCATGTTCCATTGCTACGGGAGAAAAGATTGAGCATCGATTTAAACCACGTCCACCCACGCCACGATGCCATTGACGCCCGACTAACCGAGTGGGCTAGGTGGGTACGCAATAAACCGGCAGCGTGGGCAATGCAGCCCATGTTCAGGCTCTATCGTGCACCGAAACAGTGGGAGTCTGACTTGCAGATCAGGATTGAGATAAACACATTGGCAGCGCACGAGATTGAACGCGCTGTTAGCTTTCTACCGGAGAAGCACCGCACGGCTATTCGCTGGGCGTATGTGTTCAGCCATATCCATGACGCACGCATAAGGGCAGAGCTTGGCGCGACTCAGGAGGGATTGGCTAGGCTGATACACGATGCAAGGGACATGCTCGTGAACAGACTCAGGGAAAGGTTGATTGAAAAATAAATGCTGATTTTGTTGGTGTGGCTGTATTGTTGTGCTTGTAAATAGGTTATACTTTAGTCACACCAACAAACAACTGAAAGAAATAAATGAACAAAGACCCAATCATCAGCGCAAAGATCATCGCAGCAATGGCTAACGGGATGGAGTTGCCAGCAGCATTTGATAGTGTTCTTGGCGAAGGTGCTTACATCAAGTTTGCAGGCGACCTCTATGACGCACTTCGCGCTAAGCAAGGTTTGTAAATCAATAGCCCTTCGGGGCTTATCAACATGACAGAGACAAAGCGCAAAGCAGGCAGGCCAAAGGCTGAGCCTACTGAGGTAATCCGCATACGCCTACCGCTACCAGTACACGCTAAGGTGATAGAGCGCGGCGGTGACAAGTGGGTTAAGCGGCTGATCAATGAAGCAATAGCAGTACAAAATAAATGTTGACACCTATCAATTGTGTGGTAATAATCCCCGCACATCACTGATAAACGTCGTTATACCGGTTTGCGCCGGTATAGTCGTCACCAGATACAGCCCGCAGGTTTAGCCTAGCGGGTTTTTTTACGTCTTGCCACGCCTAGAGTGCTGGATACCCGGTAACGCTGGCCTGTAACGGGCGACGCGCACCAGGCAAGACACTTATACGTCCGCAGTCGCAGCACACACAACGCGGCCATGTGCCAACTAACTGCGCACTCGGGCACCTACAAGACAGCACAAGGGTGCTACTCCAAGGGGTAGCTCACTCCGCACCCGCTAGCAGCGAATGGCAGATGCCAGCCGAAAGGTAAGTCCAATGGCTATCACTCGCGCATCATGGCGAACAGGCAAAGGCAGCAGTTCAGAGCGTGGCTACACATGGGCATGGACGAAGGCGCGAAGGGTCTACCTGGCAGCGCATCCTTTGTGCGTCATGTGCAGCGCAGCCAAGAGAGTTACAGCGGCCAATGTCGTTGATCACATCATCCCGCATGAAGGCAACGAAGCATTGTTCTGGGATGAGGACAACTGGCAAGCGTTGTGCAAGCAGCATCACGACACCGACAAGGCAGAGCAAGAGGGACGGCACGCAGCACGGGCTAAGTTCGATGAGTCGGGTCGCGTGGTCTGGTAGGGGTGGGGCGGGCCGAAAGTCTGGGGCGAAAACCCACCAAAC